CCGCTGCCATGACCGGCGGAGGCGGTGGCGGAGAGACCAGCGCAAAGACGGTAACAAACTCTCTGGGCGGACAGGTGGGCGGCGGAACGAACCCGCTGGCCACGAAAGCTGCCGAGAGGGCGATGAACATCAACAACCCAAATAAGTGAGGAGGTTCTACATGATCAAAATTATCTACAAGGCAGATCCGGAGGGCGGGAAGCTGACGATGAGGGCCGAGGGCCACGCGGGGTATGCCCCGGCGGGGCAGGACATCGTGTGTGCGGCGGTTTCTGTGCTGGCGCAGACGCTGGCAAACAAGGTAGAAGCTGCTGCAAGGAGTGGAAGGCTGCTGACGAGCTGTGTGCAGCATGGCGAGACTTTTGTGGTGCAGGCTCTGCCGAAACCCGGCCCGAACGCTTTGATGGTCGCAAGCTGGTTTGACTTTGTGGAAGAGGGCCTGCGTGCGCTGGCGGAAGAGCATCCGGACAATGTCGAGCTGGTAGTCACAGACGGCGGTGCAGATGATATGGACGAACCTGCCATGAAATTGCAGCTGTTTGCGGAGGGCGGCGGTGACGGTGCAGCGGCTGCTGGCGGCGATGGTGCCGCCCCTGCGGCGGAAGAAAAGGCTGCGTCTGCTCCCGCCCAGAGCAAAGGCCGGGAGGCTGCTGCCGCTGAGGTGGATGAGATGCTGAGCCCGGCGGAAGAGCCGGGCGCGGAGGAAGACACTGCTGAAGGCGAGGAACAGGACGGTACGGCAGACAAGAGCAGCACCGACCCGGAGGCACACCGGAAAGCGTTTGGCGAACTGATGCGGGGCGAGTACAACCGGGAGTTTGGCGAGATGATCGTGCAGGCCACCCAGAAGGCCTACGACAGCGTCCTGAACGAGCAGGGGCCGGTGGGGCGTATCCTGAACGCGCTGGGCCAGAAGTACGGCACTGCTCCCGGCGACTACGAGGCACTGGCTGCGGCCGTGGAGGGCGGCGTCGTGAAGGACGACGCCTATTACGAAGACATGGCCATGAAGAAGGGCATCAGCGTCCAGCTGGCCAAGGAGATGGACGCGCTGGAAAGCGAGAACGCCAAGCACCGCGCCGCTGAGCAGCAGCGGGCGGAGGCCGCAAAGATGGAAGCCATCCAGCAGGAGTGGGACGCCGCTGCGGAGCGCATCCGGGCCGAGGACCCGGGCTTTGACATCAAGACGGCGCTGGCCGACCCGGATTTTGCCCAGATGCTCAAGCTGGGCGTGAAGATGGAGGACGCCTACAAGGCCCGCTACTTTGACGACATCATGGCCCGGCGCACCACCCAGACGGCAAAGACCGTAGAGAAGGGCGTGGAGGCCCGGATCCGCCAGCGGGGCGCACGGCCCAGCGAGAACGGCACCAACCCCGGCGGCGCGGCGGTGCTGAAGACGGACGTCTCCAAGCTGACGCCTGCCCAGTGCGAGGAGCTGGAGCGCCGGGCCATGCGGGGACAGATCATCACTTTTTAACCGAAAGGCGCTGCTGACCGAAAGAACCTCTCACCGTTCCCGTCGGCTGACGCCGCGCGAGAACGGAGCTCCCCTGTTAGGGGAGCCTTTCTTAAAGGAAAATCCGGGAAGCAGAAGTCTCTCAATAAAGCACATGAGTAAACGAAGGGAGTAAGAAACATGAAGAACCACATGAATCTGCAGCTGTTTGCGCAGCCTGCAAACCACACCGGCGCGACCGGCATGAGCGCCGAAATGAAGACCTACTACGAGAAGCGTCTGCTGGATCAGGCAGAGCCGCTGCTGGTGCATGACCAGTTCGGCGACAAGTACCCCATCCCGGCCAACAACGGCAAGACCATCGAGTTCCGCAAGTACGAGAGCCTGCCCAAGGCCACCGAGCCGCTGACCGAGGGCGTGACTCCCAATGCTCAGGCCCTGACCGTCACCCCCCTGACCGCCACCGTGAAGCAGTACGGCGGCTGGGCAGCCATCACCGACGTGCTGCAGCTGACCGCCATCGACAACAACATCACCCAGGCGACCAAGGTGCTGGCATCCCAGGCGGGCCGCACGCTGGACACCGTGACCCGCGAGGTGCTGGCGGGCGGCACCAACGTCATCTACGCGCCGGCGGGCGACACCGCGGTGACCAGTCGCGCCAACCTGACCACCGCCAGTGTGCTGACGCCGGATCTCATCGACCAGGCGGCCACTGCCCTGAAGGCCCAGAATGCCGACGCCATCGGCGAGAGCTATGTGGCCATCGTCCACCCCTATGTGGCCTATGACCTGCGCCGCAACCCGGAGTGGATCGATGTCCACAAGTATTCTACCCCCGAGAACATCTACAACGGCGAGATCGGCAAGCTGGCCGGTGTGCGCTTCATCGAGACCAGCGAGGCAAAGATCTGGACCGGCGACGGCTGCCCCACCAGTCTGGCCGTGTTCGGCACTCTGGTGCTGGCGGCTCACGCCTACGCCGTGACCGAGGTGGAGGGCGGCGGCCTGCAGCACATCGTCAAGCAGCTGGGCGCAGGCGAAGACCCGCTGAACCAGCGCGCGTCCGTGGGCTGGAAGGCCATCAAGACCGCAGAGCGGCTGTGCGAGCAGTACATGGTACGCATCGAGAGCGTCAGCCCGAAGTACAGCGCGAAGGCGAAGGCGAACTAACACGTTGTCGGCGCGGGACGAAGTTCTCTTTTGCGTGCCAAAAGAGAACCAGAAAAGCACCCGCTACTTCCGAAGCGCGGGAGGCACGGGAAAGGGGCTGCTCGCCCCTTTCAGACCCCAAAGGAGAAGTCGAAACGGAAAAAAGCTAGCCGCTGCGCTAAGACGGGTTGCGGTGCCCAGCGACCACTTCGTGCCTTGAGTGGCACTCGTGTCCTGCTGACCGCGGCCCCAACAGCTACTCCCTGTATCCGCCGCAGGCGGCGGTCGTAGCTGTTGCGCTTTTTTCTCGTTTCTCCGTTTTACGGCTTCGCCGAGGATTTCAGGCTTTAGCTGAACAGGAACGGAAAAACGAAAGGAGAAGGATCTATTTATGGCAACTAAGAAAGAGACTGCTGCGGCCCAGGCCGTGGAAAACGCGGTGGAGACTGTGGAGAAGACCGAGGCGATGGCCGAAGCAAAGGCCGAAGCAAAGGACGACGGCATGGTGACCATCCACCTGTTTAAGGACGACGACCGCTACGCGGCGCCGGTGTTCGTGGGCGTCAACGGCGACAGCTACCTCATCCAGCGCGGCATGGACGTGAAGGTGCCGAAGGCTGTGGCCGAGGTGCTGGAGCACAGCATCAAGCAGGACGCCGAGGCGGCCCGGAAGAGTCAGGCCATGCAGGCGGCGGCCGGCACGCAGATGATGACTATTTGATAAGAGACCCACCATAGAGCACTCGCCCGGCAAGACCTCTCAGGCGCTTCGCGCCAGCTCCCCTTGAAAGGGGAGCCATTGGCAGGCCGGGAAAGTAAAGCTGGACGCTCAAGGCCCGATGGGGCGTAAAATAGAGTGCTCCGCTACAGAGGGCAGAGAGATATTCCCCGGTACAGCTTGCAGGCGCTTGCTGCGCCGGGGGATTTTGTTTTGGAGGTTTTATGACAGCAGGCGAAGCGATACGGATGGCCGACGAGCTGAGGCCGAACAACAGCTTTTCAGACGAGATGAAGCAGCTGTGGCTGCGGCAGGCCGACAGCGGCTTACGCCGGAGCGTGGTGGAGCGCAGCGACACCGGAAGCGACTTTGAGGGCCGCGGCGCGGATATTTTGTGGGAGGAGGGGTTGGAATACGACACGCCGCTGCTGGCAGACAACGCAGCGGAAGCGCTCTATCCCCACTGGCTGGCGGCGCAGATGGATCTTGCCCTCGGCGAGACAGCCCGGGCGGCGAACGAATTGCAGCTCTACACGAGCTATGTGCAGGAGTTTGCGGCGTGGGTGAGGCGGAATTATATGCCGGTGGGCGGAGGGAGGCTGATGACGTGACGAACCTGAACCAGATCAACAGCCAGCGGCAGCTGCTGCGGGTATTTGGCGGGCTGAACGAGGGGTATGCCTGCAGCGAGGCAGAGCTAAGCAGGGAGAAGAACTTTTCTTCGCGGGGATACCCGGCCCTCGAGACCCGCAAGCCCCGGCGGAAGGTGCGTCAAGCGACCGGAATGAACGGGATGTACCACCTGAACGGCCTTTTGACCGTGGAAGGCACGACCCTGCGGTATGCCCCGGACGACGGCGGCGACGCCGTGGAGCTGGAGAATGCCCTGACGGACGGCGAGAAGAAGATGGTGGGCATGGGGACCAAGGTGCTCATCTGGCCGGATAAGATGTCCTTTGACACCGCAGCGGGGACACTGAGCGCGCTGGGCTCCGGCTGGCAGCAGGGAGGCAAAAGCCTGACTGTGACCCCCTGCGACGCTGCGGGCGTGGTGTACACGCCGAACAAATTCGGCGCGACCGAGCCGGAAAGCCCCAAGAACGGCGACGTCTGGCTCAAGCAGGCCGAGGATGCCCCGTGGAGCTACCGCGACGCCCTGAAGCTCTACAGCACGGCGGGCGGGTGGCAGAACATCCTACTGAACTATTGCCGCGTGACCTGCGAGGGGCTGGGCGAAGCCTTCAAGGCCGGGGACACCGTGACCCTGACGGGCATCCCGGGCGTGGTGAAGAACGCCTATTCCGCCGATTTCGGCGGGGACGTGGTGGTGGACGACGTGGCCGGGGACTCGGTGATCCTCTCCATCGCGCCGGACATTGAGAGCGTTTTGTACTACGGCACCTGTGTGGTGACGGGGCAGAGCGTGGTGTGGACGGCCATGGACGGCAAGACCACCCAGACCTTCGACGGGCCTTTCCCGGACGTGACGGCCCAGCGGCGGGTGCCGGATCTGGACTGGCTGACGGAGCACAACAACCGTGTCTGGGGCTGCTCGAGCACCGAGAACGTCATCTATGCCTGCAAGCTGGGTGACGCCACCAACTGGTTCTCCTATCGCGGCACGGCAGCGGACAGCTATGCCGTGACCGTGGGCAGCGACGGAGCCTTTACCGGCGCGGCTACCTGCATGGGATACGTGCTTTTCTTCAAGGAGAACGGCTTACACAAGCTCTACGGCACCAAGCCCAGCGACTACCAGATGAGCAGCATCCAGTGCTCAGGTGTGGCCAAGGGCGCCCACCAGAGCCTCTGCGTCATCAACGAGACACTGTACTACCTCTCGATGGACGGCGTCATGGCGTGGGACGGCAGCCTGCCCACCAAGGTGTCGGCCTCGCTGGACGAGACGGCCATGAGCCGGGTGACAAGGGCGGCCGCCGGCGGGCTGGTGGGGCGGTACTACCTGCACACCGAGAGCCCCGGCGGGCAGAGGCTGCTGGTGTACGACACCGAGAAAGGACTCTGGCACGAGGAGGACGCCACCGGCTGGGCCATGTGCAGCACCGGGCGGCAGCTCTACCTCTGGGACAAAGAGGCAATCTGGGCCGCAGACGGGAGCCGGGAAGCCGGCGGCGAAGAGGACACGGTGGAATATGAGGCTGTGACCGGAGACATCGGACTCGGAGACCCGGACGACAAGTATTGCAGCCGGGTGACGGTGCGGCTGGACGCCATGGAGCGGACCGTAGTGACGCTGTGGGCCAGCTTCGACGGCGGCGAGTGGGAAGAAAAGGGCCGGGTGGACACCCGGGACAGGCGGGTGCAGGTGAACCTGCCCTTTGTCCCGACCCGGCACGACACCATGCGGCTGCGTCTGACCGGAAAAGGGCAGATCGCAGTGAGGAGCATCGCCATGACGCTGAGCAGCAGCGAGGGCGGAAGAGTGAGTGGAGGTGTGCCGAGACGCTGAAAGCGTAGGGCTATGTTCTCTTTTGGTGTCAAAAGAGAACCAGAAAACCACCAGCGATTTCGACGCGCTGGATCCACGAGAAAGGGGCTGCTCGCCCCTTTCAGACCCCAAAGAGGAAGTCGAAGCGGAAGAATGCTAGCCGCTTCGCTAAACGCATTTTTCTCGTTTCTCCGATTTGAACAGAAACGAGAAACCGGAAGGAGGAGCTGAATGGCAAGCATTGTGGGACTTTCCAAGATCTCCATGCCGAGGCTGGAAAAGCTGGATGCGGACAGCGCCCGGGAGCTGAGGAATTACCTGTACCAGATGCAGGAGCAGCTGGAATACATTTTGAGCAACATTGACACGGAGAACCTTGCGGGGGATCTGCAGGAGAAGCTGAAATAACACATTGACAGGAGGACAGAGAACATGAGCAGAGTGAGCGATGCGAGAGTGCAGCTGGATGCGTGGGAGGCAAAGAAGCCGGGCAACTACACCAGCCAGTATAAGGACAAGATCGACGGCGTGATGGGCCAGCTGGACGGGATGAAGGATTTTAGCTACGACCCCACCCGGGATGCGGCCTACGAGCAGTATAAGAACAGCTACACCCGGCAGGCGAAGCTGGCTAACGAGAACGCCCAGGCCAACGCCAGCGCCATCTCGGGCGGGTACGGCTCCAGCTACGGCACCCAGGCGGGCCAGAGCGCCTACCAGAATGCCATGGCGGGCCTGAGCAATGCCACGAACGGGCTGTACAGCCAGGCACTGAGCCAGTACACCCAGAAAAAGAGCGACCTGCAGAACCAGCTGAGCGGATACCAGCAGGCCGAGGCGCAGGACTACGAGAAGTACCAGACCAACTACCAGAACTGGGAGAACCAGCGCAACTACTATCAGAACGTGTACAATCAGGCGGCCAGCGAAAGCCAGGCGAAGAAGAGCCGGGGGAGCGGACTTCTGAACACGATCCTGAGCGTAGGTGCAAGCATACTGATGGGCTTGTTGTAAAGAAAAAGCGCCCAGCCCGGAAGAGCTGAGCGGCGGAAGAAAACCTCTCACCGTTTCTGTCCGCCTGCGGCGGAGCAAAAACGGAGCTCCCCTATCGAGGGGAGCCTTTCTTAAAGGAAGTCTTATGCAAGATGGAGCTTTTCCTTCAAGGCGTCCTGAAGAACGCCGGAGAAGTTGATGTGTGCGGCCTCGGCAGCATCGTTGAGCCAGGCCGGGACGGAAAGAGTTTTTTTGACGGGACGGAACTGCTTTTGGTAGGCGGCCATATCGAAGGGTACCATGACCACGAAGTCTCCGGCCTCCACCGGAAGAGAGGAAGGAACGGAAGGAGTGGGGCAGACAGCGCACTCTTCCAGCATCAGGCCGATGGCATCCTGTGCCATCCGCACAGCCTCATCCATCGTATCGCCCTGCGTAAAGCAGCCCTCGATGTCGGGGACGGTGACAGAGTAACCTGTGGCCTCGGGGTGGAACACGGCGGGATAGAAAACAGCGTTCATGGAAATACCTCCTTATTTCTTCAGCCCGGCCAGTTTGAGGATATTTTTCTCTGTGCCGGGTTTGAGGTCTTTGGCGTGGAAAGGGACGATAGTGGTCTTGCCGGTGGTGGGGTTGTGGTATTTGCGATGAGAGCCGCTGGAGCTGACGAACACGAAACCGTTCTGTTCGAGCAGGCGAACGATCTCTTTGGGGGTCATTGGCATGAAGATGCACCTCCGAATCTGTAATTATAATATATACGTATTTTACGTATTTGTCAAGAGAGGAGTTAAAGATGGGCGTATTCAAGAGATACAAGAACGCGCAGGCGGCGCAGAAGGACGCGGAGAACGCGATGCCGGGGGCGTACCAGAGCAACTACACCGACCGGATCAACGAGGCACTGGACAGCATGGGCGCGGCCAGCAATGCGGGCTATGACGTAGGCACGGACAGCGAACTCTACCGGCAGTACCGCGCGGGCGCGCAGGCGAATGCCAGGGCGGCGGCTGAGAACGCCGCTGCGGGCGCAGCAGCCCTGAGCGGCGGGTACGGCTCCAGCTACGCAGACAGCGTGGCCCAGCAGGGCTACCAGCAGGCCATGGCGAACGTGGACAGCGGACTTTCGGGCCTGCGGGACAAGGCCCTGACCATGTACCAGCTGAAGCAGAACGGCCTCTCGGGGCTGCTGAGCGCGCTGCAGAGCCAGGACAGCCTCGAGGCGGCGGAGCATCAGGGAGCCGTGGCCAACGCGCAGGACTGGCGGGACTACAAGAAGAGCCGGGCAGACCAGGCAGCGCAGGAAAAGCAGAACTTCTGGGATAATCTGATGCAGGTAGGCACCGATGTTGTAAAAGCGGGCTTTACCGCCTACGACCGGTACAAGGGATATGACCAGTGGAAGCAGGAACATGAGCTGCAAGAAAAACAGGTGCAGGCGCAGCTGCAGCAGATGGCGATAGACAAAGCGCTTGACTATAAAGAACGGGGTGCAAGCGAAGCTTTCCTGAACCAGTTCCTGAGTGCGAACGGCTTAGACCCCAGCATTCTCAACGATTGGACCACGGAGAAAACGACTGAGCTTTCCCCGGCGGATTATCTGACAGCAATGAAGGGAATCACCGACCTTTACGAGGGTGGTTTCCGCGATGCAGCAGGGGCTGTAGCCGACATGTACGGCATTAGCAGGGATACGCTGAACTACACGCCTCAGTACATCACCGGCAGCTACAGCAGTCGGAGAAGCGGCGGCTCGGGCGGCTCTTCGGGCAGCAGGAGCGGCGGCACGAAAAGCAGCGGGAGCAGCCCGACCTATGCCCAGCTGCTGAGTATGTCGAAGGAGTTTGTCACAATGAAAGCGAGTGACCCGCGGTATGATTACTACAAGCGGACGCTGACGGATGCGGGCTGGATAAAGGACGACACCCCGAACCTGTTGGAGACGAACCGAGGTCTGACGGGGCAGAGCTGGAAAGGAGACCCGGCAAACAAGTGGGGTACTGGGACAAGTAACAGACAGAGCCAGAGCACCGGAAGAACGGCAAGCCAGTCGAGTGTCCCGCAGCGGGCGCAGGTGGCGGCGAACGCCATCAAGGGCCAGAGGAACCACGGCTCGGATGACCAGACTATTTTTAACAGCCTGAAGTATCAGGGATACACGGACGACGAGATCTGGAAAGCCTTTGAGCTGGCAGGGTAACAGAAAAGCCTCCTGCACGACCGTGTGCAGGAGGCTTTGGGATAAAGTCAGGCGAGGTGGAGCTGGTGCTTGAGCGCGTCCTGAAGGACCTGACTGAAGTTTACATTGCGTTCAAGGGCGGCGGCATTGAGCCACGCCGGGAGAGTGACGGTGCGGTTTACCGAACGATTGACGCTGGCGAGCCGGACGGACGGCATATAGGCATCGACCAGCACGACCCGCTCGTTTTCTTTAGGCTGGATAGCGGACAGGGCCGAGGGGGCGGGGATAGGCTCGCCGTCCTCTTCCAGCCCGCACATCACGCAGCCAAGCAGCTCGCGGGCGGAAAGCAGGGCGTCGTCCTCGGACGTACCGCTGGTGGCGACACCGAGGTCGGGAAAATCGACAGCGATCTCCTGCCCGTCCTCGTAGATAAACACGGCAGGATAGAAGTAACGGTCGGGAAGATTCTTTTTCATCAGAAAAGCCTCCTATCATTCAGCGGAATTTAAGGCCGGACTGCTGCTCAATGCGGTTAAGCGTAGCCCGGGGAATATCTTTATCGGGGTCTTTTACGGTGACGCGACCGGGCTTGGCGGGGTGTTTATACTGGTGGTGGCTGCCCACGCAGTTGACCTCATACCAGCCGTCGGCCTTGAGCGCCTTTATGACCTCGCGGGACGAATAACTTTTCACGACATCATCTCCTCAATAACAGAATAACAAATACAATACTATTTGTCAAGACAAAAAGAAGGGAAGAAGACGGAATGGCAGTAACCAAACAGCAGCTCGCACAATGGAGCAGGGAATTTGCCGCAAAGAACCCGGACAAGGTGAGTGGGGCGGGCAGCACTGCGCAGAGCACCACCACAAAGAAGAGCAGCGTCACCAAGGAGCAGTTGAGCCAGTGGAGCCGGGAGTTTGACAAAAAGGAAGCACAACGTCAGGCAGAACAGGAGCAGAACACCCGGGCCAAAGCCTTACAGCAGTACACCGAACGGCACATAAGCGACATGGGGGAGGTGGATGAGAGGAACGAGCCCTCTCAGGCGAGCAGCGGGCGGAAAGAAAACCTCTCACCGTTCCCGTCGGCTGACGCCGCGCGAGAACGGAGCTCCCCTGATAGGGGAGCCCTTCTTAAAGGAAGCCCCACTGAAAGGGCGCTGGACATGGGGCAGAAATGGGGCGTTCCGGCGAAGAGCGGGAACGTGCTGGAGAACGTGGGCAGCGGGGCCATGGCCTACGGCAGCGGCCCGGCGCAGGAGCTGAGAGCCAGCTTTGCCAAGGACAGCGTACCGGACGAGTTCGACCGGATCAACCAGTGGATGGACACCGGGGACAACAAGAATCTGGCCGACGCGGTGCGGCGGGTGGACAACACCCACGGCGCGTACACGGACGCCGACCTGATCCAAAAGGGCGGCTGGACGCAGGAGCAGATCGACGAGGCCCGGAAGATGAACGCTGCGCTGGACGCCATCCCCACATGGCAGCGGTATGCGCGCCGGGCGGCGAACACCATCGGCGGCATCGGAGACACGGTGGCTGCTGCCCCGGTGCTGGGCGCGGAGTACGGCGTACAGGCGGGAAAGAACATCGACGCCACCCTGAAGAACTGGAAACAGGTGGAGCAGGAGGTAAAGGGCGACGAACACGCCCAGAGTCTTTTCGACCTTTTGACCGATGTGGACATGGACTATAACCCCACCTGGCCGGAGAGCCGGAACCGGGAGCTGATCTCGATGGGGTACAACTCCAAGGAGATCCGGGAGATGCGCCAGCGGCTGGCGGGGTTGGAAGTGAGCGACGGCATCGACAAGAACCAGAGCGTGGGCTACCAGCTCTACGACCGCGGGCAGCGGCTGACGGCTGCGGCCCAGAGCGGCCTGAGCCCGGCGCAGAAGGCCGTGGCGGGGGCCGTGACCAGCGCAGCGGAAAATCTGGCCATTTTCGCAGGCGGCGATGGCGTTGCGTGGATCCTGCCTATGCTGAGCGCCCAGGGCGCGGCAGAGGCCATGGGCCAGAGCGCGGAGAAGGGTGAGAGCGCCGGTAAGGCATTGGGCGGCGGCCTCGCCAAGTTTGGCGCAGGGTGGGCCATCAACTCGGTGGGCGCGGCTGACCTTGCAAAGACCATGGGCTCGGACTACGCGAAGGACACGATGGCCGGGCAGATCGCGGACTGGGTGCAGGGGCTGGCAGGCAGCTCGGAGCTGGCGCAGCGCTACCCGGCGGTGGCTGCGGCCATCTCGGGCGGCATCGACAACTCGATGCAGGCATTCGCGGAGACCTATGCGGACATGGCCATTGACGCTGCGCTGGGGGACAGCGAGGCGGCGAAGAACCTCTTCAGCAAAGACACCTTCCTCACCGCGCTGGAAAGCGGACTCTCCGGCGGTGCATCCGGCGCGCTGGGCGGCGCGATCGGCACGGGACTGCGAGGCATGAGCGAGGGACTGAGCCGGACGACGGAGCGTTACGACCGGACGGACCGGATGAAGCGGGCTGCCGCCCAGCAGAAGGAGTGGGAGGCCCGGACGGCGGAGCCCTCTCAGTCGGCTGCGGATAGCTCTGCTGATAGAGCGCTGGCAGGGCAGGACCTCTCAGTCGCTGACGCGACAGCTCCCCTTAAAAGGGGCAACGGCGACGACCGCGGCCAGTGGCCGAAACAGGGAGGAGCTGTTGGGGCAGCGGCCAGCGGGATGCAAGCGACAGCGCAGCAGACGCTGGGAGCCGCAACCCGGGCGCAAAGCGCCACTGGCGTGCCGGGCAGCTCTCAGCTGGACGCCGGAAGTGCTGCGGGGCGTGAGATGGCGGGCCTTGCGACAGAGGGAAGCGGCAGTGGACCTGCGCAGCAGACACTGGAAGCTGCAACCCGGGAGCAAAGCGCCTTTCTTAAAGGAAACTCCACTGAAAGTATGCAGCGGGCGGATGCGCAGCAGGCGCAGACGGAAGGAGTAAACAGCAGCGTAAACGAGGCTGCTGCGCAGTCGGAAAACCCGGCGGTGCGGCAGTTTGCCGAAGTGGCGGCGAACGACAGCCTGACGGGCAAGACCATCGGGCTGTTTACGCCGAACGCCGAGAACCGGGAAAACCGTGCGGCCTTTGAGCAAACTTACGGCGTGACGCTGCCCGACACTGCGGGCGCGACCCGCCGGATGCTGCGGGAGATCGCCGCACAGCAGAACGTGAAAAGCGAAACAGCGCCTGCTGTACAGAGTGCAGAGCTGCCCAGCGAAGCTGTGAGTGTGCCGCAGACAGTGCAGGATGCTCCCGCAGAAACCACCGATGCCATGCCGGAAACGGCTGCG